TGAGGATTATCACAATCGATTGATCTTTTATATTTGTTAGACCAACTCATCAAAATATTAGGTTACTCTTTATTATTTAGAAAACCTTGTTTGAGTAGTTTTGAAAGTTCTGAAGTTGAACCAACAAAAACAGCGTTATTAGTTACATTATTTGTTGTTTTAACTGTATCTTCCTCTACGTCTTTTAATTTTTTCTGAAGATCGATAAGTTTATCTGTTACATCACCAACAGATTTTATAAGTTGACCGGCAACTTCATATGCTCTTGGGCTTGCACTTTCTCCAGCAAGTTCCATAATTCCATTAATTGCTTCCTGTCCCTTTTCAATTAGTGAATAAAGATTTGCTCTTGTGTATTCATAATCTTTTTTGATATCATTTCCAGTAGCAACAATTTCAATATCATTATTTTTTTCAACCTTTACTATTTCACTTTCAACGTTTAGTGCTTTGTCAATACTACTATAATCAGACATAAAACTACCTATTAAAAATCAATTTTACGTGTTGGGCTATACTCTTTAGAATCTCCTAGGTATGTCCAACTTTCGTTGAATCCAAAGTCGTCATCTCCTTCAACTAATTGGTCATCTGCTGCAGTTAGTTTATCAATACTACTATTTACTAAATGCTCTGTTATGGTTGTATTTTCATAACCACGTTCAACATATAACTGAGTTGCATTTGGTTTATCTTTTACATACATTACTTCATTACCAATTACGATTCTATCACCAATAGCAAAATCGGCACTACTAATAACTGGAATTAAAACGTCACTTGTAGAAACAGTATCTGTCAACGCAGAAGTATTATCATTATTATAATCTTTTTTAGCTCTTGGAGTTACAATATATCTCATTTCACGTCTAGAAGAATTTACAGTATCACCCGTATAAGTATCAACTTGAACTTTTTTGATAAGACCTTCCGAACTATCTGCAATAGGTCCAAATAGATATGTTTTTGCTGTAAATCTTAAAGTATAAATTAAAACTCTTCTTGTCGAAAAATCGCCTTCATAGTCATCCTGGAAGTTGATGCTTTCTAAAACAATAGGAATATCTCTTTTTTCTCCAATAGATTCTACAAGATTGATAGTAATATTGAAAGCTGGTTGAAAATATGGTAAAATTTGTTCAATAATTTGCAATCCATCATCGTTCAACTTTACCATAATATTCAAATCAAATCCAATATTATAAGGAACTGGCATAAAAACTTTTTTTAAATCACCATTAGAAGATGCTTTAAAAGTTTGGGTTAAACTTGCCTTTCGTGTAGCATCATATTGAATTGATACCATTTCAAATGACATTCTAGGCAATGTTATTTGAACTGGTTTATTTAAATCTGGTTGCTGTCTAATTCTTGCAAGAAATTTTTGAACGGGACCATATGCGAGAGGAACTCTTATATCGCTAATAACTGTAGTATTATCAGAATCTTGATGCTTTATGTTTATCTGATTAAATAGAGTTCCAAAACCAATAATGGTTTTCCTAATAATTTCGTGATAGTAATAAGTCCCTAACATTAATAAGTACCAAATGGATTTGATTCTGAAAAATCTAGAATAAGGTCTGCTTCTTCTTCAATTTCGTCATTTTGACTATATTTATCGTAAATATCATCTTGATCATAAGACTTAACTGAGAAAATAGCTCCAGATTCCTGCCCAATAACTGTTTCTCCTGGATAGAAGTATGGTTGAGTTGAAGCAGATCCAACGAATGAAATTTTAAGAGTGCCATCATCAGCATCCCAAGATTTAACTCTTGCTCTAATTTTAGATCTCTGCCCAATAATAATTTCATTGAACTGATATGTTCCAACCCCAGTTATTGTTTCTGGGTTAGCAATAGTAACAGTTGGTGGATTATTAATATCATAACCAGATCCTGGATCTACTATTAATATAGAGGAAACTGTTCCCGAAGAATTAAGTCTTGTTTCTGCACGTGCAGTTGATCCAACACCTGTTGGTCCTGAGACAGTTATAACTGGGTTTGTAGAATATCCTGTTCCCCCTTCATTTACAACAATACTTACAACACCATAACTTTGGGATTCAATCGAACACGTTGCAGCTGCCCCAGCACCACTGTCAACATTACTAATAAAACTAATTGTCGGTGCTGTGCCACTATATCCAATTCCGGCATTAGATAATAAAATTCTCTGTACAGATGAGACACCACCTTTAATTGTAGTTATTGCAACTGCTGTTGCGTCTGTATTCCCAACACCAGTGGGAGCGGTTCCGATTGCTACTACTGGTGCGGTTGTATAATCATATCCATCATTGTTTAAGAAAATTTGTCTTACATATCCAGTACGAACAATTGCATTTGCTGTTGCAGTCGATCCGGTACTAACCATTTTTAGAGTGGTAATAAATCCAATCTCCTCAAGTTCTCTATCAACTTCTTCAATACCAGTATCGAGAACTTCATCTTCATATTCGAACAATTCACATTTCAGTTCATAAACATAAAGTTTTCCTAATTGATAAAATGGTTGTTCATGTTCGACAAATTTTACTTCAAATAATCTTTGACCTAAAGGAAAATAAACCAAATCACCTTCCCTTGGTCTTGATGCTAATTCAATCTCATCAGAGTCACTCCCCATTAAAAATGGAGATATAAAATCTTCAAATCTCTCTTTTGATATTGTAATTAATAGTTCATCTCTTAAACTCATTCCAAATTTGGTAAGAATATCTCCTGCTCCTCCATATCCATCATAAGTGTTGACGTATGCTTCTATTGCATAGTTATCATCAAATCTTGATGTTTGTATTTCTTGTATGATAGTTTTTTTATTAACGAATTTTCTTGGAATGTAAATTACATCAATACCATACATTCTCAACTGCTCGTTAATCAACGATTGAACGAGTCTTTGTTCTGAGGAAGATCCTTGAAGAAAAAAGGGATTAAGAGCCATTATCCAATAAAGTCGTAAGGTGGTAATTCGTGCTCTGATGCCATTCTTTGTTTTAAGATATCAAGTTCTCTCATAGCATCTTCATATATTTCTCTTCCATTTAACTCAATGCCACCAGGTAATTTAACACCTCTAAACTTGATAAGATTTTGACCCCACTGTTTTTTGATTAAAGATGTTAAGTATTGCTTTAAAAAACTATCATTATAGATTTGACTAAACGATGCTGGATCTAACGCCCTATAGCAATCAATTACTATAAAATTGCCAACTGATTGAGATCCCCAATCAATATCCAAGTATAATCTATCTTGCCTTTTATTAAATCTTACTTGTTTATCTGTGGTAAGTAAAAAGTCTATATCTTCCAAATAACTTTTTGTCATTGCATATTGAAGAAGTTCAACAGAGTTAAAATAATATAAATCATTTAAAAAGAGTTGATACTTAATACTGAATAAACCACCAGAAATTGAACTAGTATCAAATTTAAATATTTTTTCTATACCAATTACAGAATCTGGAACCTGAATAAAATTAGAAGATTCATAAAAATTAGAAGTTACTGTTCCATATCCACTAATATCTGTTGATGTTGCTGTAGTGGTTACAACACCAACTCCGTTTGTTTCTCTCCCCCTTCCCCTATCAATATCTGCTTGAGTAATTTCATACTTAAGGTACATTCTCTCGACACCATCAAAGTGTCTTTCCTGAAAATATTGAATAGCATCATCCACTAGATCATCAATTTGATCGTCGTCAACGTTGATTTCAAGAACAGGAGCTCCTAGTTTTCTTTTACAATAATCTATAAGTTCTTGTCTAGTAGATGGTTTTGCCATTTTACGCTTCCTTAAAATCTTTATCTGAAGATTTGTTCAATTGTTCTATTTCATTTCGAAGTGTTTGAACTGTTGCTTCTAAAAGAATAATTTGATTTGACAATTCAGATATTTTTCTATGATATGATTTAATCAAAAAATTAATATCAACCTCTTCACCAGGAATATTCATTTAATAGTGTCCCCCGTCTAAAGTTGCAGTCCAAGTGGGTCTGTTAGTATGTATATTAGTTATTGATGTTGGAATTTCGAAAAGATTGGAAATAGAACCATCAACACTTTCTTTCTTTAAGTTGTAGGTATTTGTAAAGGTTCCTTCTACTCCAGTCAATTGTATTGTCGATGTTGTGCCTGCAACTTTTACAACTCCATATGCATTGGATGTTTCTTGTTTAATGACATCTCCAACAGAAACTGTTACATTAGAACCCAAGTTTAAATTGACATCTGTTACTGCAGTTAAAACCTGTTTTGATGTGATTATTGGCGATGCTGGATTATTTGTCGATGTCTGAAGACCATCTGCATCAAAATAAACAACACCATGAGTATTAAAGTCTCCTGTTTGATAGTATATACCTTTAATATCTAAGTATCCTCTAGTTCCAGTTACTACACTGTTTGTTATAGTAGCATCTGGAATATAAGTCCATGATCTTGAAACAGCGGCACTTCCGGCATTAGTTCCATCGATGTATCCAAAAAATCCAGTTTTGTTATTTGCAGTTCCACTACTTGTGTTATAATTAAATCCAATTCCACGATCTGTGTTAGTATCAAATGCGTGAGTGATTGTTAATTGAGTAGTTGTTGAAATGCCACCAATAACTGGATTTGTTAATGTGATTATTTTATTGTTAGTATCATATGCGGTAACAGTATTGACTCCAGATCCAGATAGTGAAGCACTGCCACTAACAACATCACCGGTATTGATACCAACAACAGAATCCAAACGAATTGTGCTAACTCCAGTAACAACGGATGTCATTACTGTTCTATTGCTTGTTACGTCCCCAAGAATAATAATTGGATCATTAATATCTACAGTAATTGAATTTACCGAGGTTGTAGTTCCGTCAACTTGAAGATTGCCTTTAATAACAACTGTTCCTTCATTACTTAATCCATCTGCGTATGGATCAAGATAAAGTGTTGTAGTTCCAGGAAGAGTAGATATTACATTATTTTCTATTTTAATATCATCAAAAGTTGAGATTCCAGAAACTCCTAAAGAACCTCCAACAAAAAGATTTTTTTCAATTCCAACTCCACCTTCTACTACAAGAGCTCCAGTGTCTTTATTACTAGAATTTGTTGTATCACCAATTTTAATTGCAACTCCGTCTTCAAAATACCAATCTGCACCTTCAATTTCAAATCTATCATCAGATGCTTCGTCATAACGCATTGCTACGTTATTGTCGTCACCAAAAGTTAAATAAGTATCATCTAATAGTCTAACACTCCCAATTCCAGACGGATCTATTACAATATTACCATTAGTATTGGTTGATGATAAAGTATTGGAATCTAATCTAAGATTATCTACGTTCCATTGATCTACTTTCAGTGAAGTTGAACTATCACTTGTATTTGTTCCAGGAGCTAAGACTGCTACAACTCCACTATCATAATTTCTAGAATTACTAACATTTGCAATTGTACCTGGAGTATGCTCCATCATAGAAGCATAGTAATATCCACCTACGGGAATGATAGTACCAGAGTCATCCCCAACAAATATTCTATCTTTATATTGAAGAGCGCCTCCATAACTTCCAATACCAGTTATGTAAGCAAGTTCACCCCAACTTAATGATGAAGGTAAAGAGGTCCCTGTAGACCTTTTAATTTTAATTATACTTGCCATATCTTAGAATGTTCCCCCCTCAACAACTAAATTTTGGGTATTTGTAGGGGTTAACTGTAGTGTCGCTGTCCACTTTTGAGTAGTACTGTTATACACCAAAACCATGCCATTTTGTAAATTTGAAGCATCTACATCAGTTAATTCACTTAATGCAAGACTACCTGCACCCGCTAGTGATGAAAGAACTTTAATGGCGTTTTGTTGGCCTACTCTGACCTTTATTTCCGACATCTAAGTATGAACCAGGTTCTAAAATGTATTTATACTGGCTCAGAACCGAAGTTAGATAGAACTTCTTGTTGCTTTAAGTATAACTTGAAATATGATTTTGCAATATTACGCAATTCTTCAATATCGTCAATTTTATCTATTTCGGATGAATATTTAAAATATTCAAAATTTTTACTTAAATTTTCAAGTTCAATTTTATCTGGGTGCATTTAAAAACTCCTTCAATAAGGTTTTAATTTCATCAATATCGGATTTAATTTGATCTATTTCTTCTTTTTGTTTCTTTCGATCATCTTTCATTTTAACGTATTGTGAATATGCAAAAGTATCACAATTAACAATTGCTCCTGTCTTTTCATCTCTAAAAAGATTTTTATGTCCTTCTACCGGTATCATTATGCTAATGCAATTGCTCTCAAGTCTCTAAATTTAACTGGTTTTGCTTCGTTTGTTGAAGACATAACAATTTTAATTGCAAATCCAGTAAATTGATCTAGATTATCGGCGGTAAACTGATATTCTAAGAATTCATTATCGTTACTTGGTCTTACAAAAGAATCAGGTCTTCCACTATTTTTGGAAGAATCAACAACTAAATCTCCAAATCCGTCACCGTTAGTATCTACCAAATTGTCATACCCTGGGAATAAATCATATGTTTGAGATATTTCGCTAGAATCTGATTTGAATAAACGATATAAAACTCTAAAATCAGAATCGGATGATCTATAAGCAGAAACCAAAATTTTGAGAGAACTTGCTGGTTGTTGTAAATCTATTCTCTTAGAAACATAAACTGAAGCATGTGGATCGCCTTCTAATAGATTAACTCGCCCATCATAAACATAATCAGTTACAGGATTGTTTATTCTGCTTCTTCCAAGTATTAAACTTGTATTCTTTAAATTGATCGCAGGTGAGAGATTTGAATCTCCACTATTCATTTTTACTCTTAAAGTAAATGACTTTTGTGAAGACAGTCTTTCAATTTCGTTCTTTTCAGAACACATTAATCTTGGAGAATCCAAAACATTCTCTTCATTCAGAGTAATGTTATCTGGATCTTTGTTCAAGAAAGATACCTCAGAACCTCCAGCACTAGTTCCACTTACAGTCTCTATGGTTGAAGTAACTGTAGTTTCTTCACCTGGAGTAAAGATGGTTAATTGTGGTCTAATAATATTAAATTGATAATTTTGAGATGCAGAGGCATTAACTCCTCCAGAAATTTTTTCTTCCGTAAATGATAGTAAAGATGTTCCACTACTTCTACCAGTTCTATCAAATTCTAAGTGATAAAAATCATAATCTCTAATATCTTTCAATACTTGTGTGTTAGGTAACGTATGTGTGGTATTAAGTCTTGTTAGGGAAACTTCATTCATTTCATACTTATAAGCAAGATCATTCAGATAATGTGGCGTTATACTTGTTCCCTCAGCACCTCTAGTGCTAATTCCAAGTGAACCAACATTGATTCCATCATAGAACATAATTTCATCATCAACTTTAATATATCCTCTACTGGTTGAGATCCCCTCAAAAGTGGCAAAGTATGATGTATTTGCTACAGAAATTGTAGTATCACTTATACCAAGATTTGCAGTTAGTTTAATAGGAGAAGTTGATGGTTTGATATTTTTGATTTGAACTACATTATTATCTGCATGCATTCCATGGTTTGGTTGATAAACCATGAATACATTTCCAGAGTAAAGTGTATTATAAACAGATGAAGATCCTCTTATGTCTGTATTTGCATATGCTACAGCAGTTGATCCATTATATGCAATTAAGTCCTCACCATCTGTAAACTGTTCACCTTGAACTCCAGTAAGATATAGAGTATCAATTCCGTCTATCGTGGAAACTGTAATTTGTGCTCCACTTCCTTTTACAACATTACTTGTAGTAATACCTAAAACATCTCCAACAACATAACCATTTCCAGTTGATCCTACACCAGTAGCAACAGAACTAACTTTACCGGTAGAATCAAAAACTATATTTGCAGTAGCTCCGCTACCATTTCCAGTAATATTGTATAAAGGAACGCCAATAAATGTACCGCTAGAATATCCAGTTCCAACATTAGTTACCGATAAAGTATTTAATCTAGAACCTATATTTTCAATATATCCATAAGATCCTGGTGAAGATACAGATCCGTGACTTACTTTTTTGCCAACGGTTAATATAGAAGACATTGTTAAAGTTGTTGTTATACCAACTTTTAGTTTTCTTGGATAAGAAGTAATTGGATTTTCAACTAAATTTTGAATAATATTTTCACCTGCTCTCAGAGGTGGATTATAGAATACAACATCTCCAGAAGTAGAAGTAAAATTACACTTATAAAGTTTAAACTTGAGATCTTGGAATTGATTTGCTGTCCAGATACTTCCATTTTGAGATCTGAATAGACTTCCACCAAGATACTGTCTTGCATAAACAACACTTTCCGCAGAAGGTAGGGTAGCCGTGTTTATACTCTTTTTACCCATTGTAGCGATCCAAAGAGTGTAATTATCACTACTTGGCGCCAAGAATACTAAAGCATATTCTTTTTCAGGTTCTAGGTAAATTGGAGATGGGAAAGTAATTCTCGTTGGAGTAGAAGCATCAGTTGTAACAGTAATATCAGAAGGTTCTAAAGTCACCGTTGCAAATTCATTTACAAGATTTAGAGTTGGAGTTCCAAGTTCAACTGTTCTTACTTGTACTTGTAGTTTTTCAACTTCGTCTTTTGAACCAAAATACACATCTACAGAACTGAGATATGCTCCGGTTTCATCGACAGTGAATGATTGTGCCAATGGATCATATCTTTGTACTGTAGTGACAACAGTTGTTTCTGTTCTAATAGTTCCTCTTGTTTGATAAATTGTTTCTGCGTTAGATGCAAGACGTAAATCTCCAGGTAAAGGAGGAACACTAGAAGGATTTGCTGTAATTTTAAATACTCTATCTCCTGTTCTAATTCTAACCAGAGGTGGTGGAGTTACATTAGGATCTCTAATGAAGAAAGTTCCTAATACATCTCCAAATGTATCAGATATTAGTCTTACATTGGAAACTGTAGCAACAGCTCCACTTGTTTTGCCTATAAGTTTAGTGCCTACTTGAATGTATCCACCATATTTTCCTATAGATTCTTCTGCTAATGAAAATGTGTCAACATTTAAAGTTGTTGAAGAAGCAGAATATGCAGTAGGAAGTGCAAGAGATTTATTATATGGATTTGCATTATAAGATTTTTCTGGAGTGGAGTAGTTTCCAGATTTATGATCTGGTCTTGCTGTCCTGAATGCAATTGTTTTTACATCAGAAACATATCCTTCAACATCTTCACCAACGTTAAATGAACCAGAAACCATCGAAATTTCAACAAGTTTTGGTACATAATCAATAGAACTTATACTATCTAAAGAAATATAATGTTGTGTTAGGGGTTTTAATCCTTGTGCATAGAATTGAACGTTTCTAGATCTTGCATAAGGATCTTGTTGCGTGGTAATAGTTGTAGATACAGAAGTTGATAATCTCGGACCATGAGGAGTTGCTATAACAACTGTTCCGCCATTGATTCTAATTCTGATTACTCTTTCCCACTCATCTGATTTAGGATTGAGTGAAACAGAACCAATATATTCTATTACATTAAATGGATTAACATTTTCAACTTCAGTAGCTACTGGTTGTTCTAACCAACCAACTTCATTATAATTTAATGTAACAAGTTCTCCAGTTTTTCTTACACTAGAATCAAGTAAAGGTAAATTTTGAGAATAATCTGAAGTATCTGCATTTAAATTTGGAGATATTGCTAATCTTGGTTTTACTGACCAATAATCCACTGTACTGGAAAGTTCATCATTTTGGACATCGCATCTTAAATCAGGATTTTCTGCGTCTAATAGATCAGTATTTTTGAAATCATCGGCAAAAAATCCAGATTTGAATCTAGTTAATCCAAAATTATCTTGTATCTGTAAAGTTTTAGTATCTAATTCTAATAAAGACAGTGAAGTTGTAATTTCTAAGTTTTGAATTCGGTCTTCTAATTTACCAATATCTCTCATCGTATAACGTCTGTTATCTACAAGTACAATCTTTGCATCATCTGGATTGTAGAGATATGCTGGTAAAGAAATGGTAGCAATATCCATTGCTTCCTCTACATTTAGAGGAACTTTTGGATCAACCGAAGATACACCTTTAATTACTGTAAATTGTCCAAACTTATTGAGAACGATTCTGTCAATTCTTGGTAGATAATAACTATATCCAAGTAAAGAACTTTCTCCAGGAGAAACTACTTGAGAATTTTGTAACGTTGCAAAAGATCTGTTAGAAAAATCAAAAGGTGATGAAGTTGTAGAAGTAAATCTTTGAACTCTTGGTCTGAAATCCAAAGTATCCGAAGCTCTTAAATTATTAGAAAGAGATGGAATATCAGAGGCAAATCTATCATAATCATAAGAATTAACAGTTAAAATATCACCAACGTCACTTGATGGTATTTCATAATAATTAAATATGATTAAAAGTTGTTTCGTTGGAGAATTTGCTTCACTTTGACGTACTATTCTCGAATAATCATAATATTGGTCTTTTTGTCCTTTGTCTAATTTATAATTATTGGTTATATTGAGATAACTGCCTAAAGTTATTGCTTGTATATTTGAAGTAATTTTTGATTCCTCAAATACTACAGTTTCACCAGTAGTGAAAGTCTTGGAATTTAAATATACAATTTCTACTTCGGTCGAAGAATAACGTGTTACTAACTGAGCGATTGCACCACTTGTAGACCCTACAATCTTTTCACCCAAAATGGAAGCGGTATCAAGGTTAAGTCCAGATATAAAAGTTAACTTGTCTAAAGTTGGTGCTGATGTGTCTAAAGATTCATATACTGCAACAACATTTACAACATCTGGTAAATTAAGAGAAATTTCTTTATCCTCTACTCTTAATCCATAAGCGGAACTTGTTGATAACCCACTTATGGTTGTAGATATTCCAGAAGAAGTTTTATTAACAGTTACTTTTTCACTTCTTACGAAGTTTTTAGTTCTATTTTTAATAAATTGTTTTCTAATAGTTAAATTAACTGTAACATTATTGGTTTGATTTGGTGTCAATCCAGAGAACGTTACTTGTTGCCCATTAGAAGAAACTGTTACTTGATCAGATCTTAATTGCTGTACAGTTCCGTCAATATAAAATACAGAATATCTTTCTGCATCAAAAGATTCGAAATATCCATCAGTGACATTTGTATCTGTAATATTAATTGTTAAGGATCCAACGGAATTTGTGGTTCTTTCTCTAATTTGAGTCGTAATTACTAAGTTTGAACTCGATAAATCAACTGAAGAAATATTTCTGGCGTTTAATGGTGTGTATAAAGATGCTTTATCTGAATTTTTAATATCAGGAGACCCAATATTAAATGTAACTTCTGTTGTTGTTATTCCTGTGGGAAGTGATCCATCGCAAACATTAGCAACTGTTGGAACAGAAGCTAATTGCATAGTTTTGCCATCAGAAGATACTGAAACAACTCTGTTAAATGTTTCAGTAGTAAATCCTATTCTTTGATATCTAATAATTGCATCACTTCTAATCCCAGTAAAAACTCTACCTGGGCAAGTGGCTATTCCTGCAGAATTAATCGATAATTTGTCAGTAATTGAAAAAGTATTTGGAGTAAAACTATAGAGAACAGTATCAGCAACAAAATCAGTTTTAAGACCAGTATTTACAGAAGTTGAATCTTGATAAATTGATTTAATATCATCTACACTATATGATTTAATAGATCTAATTGTTCTGCGAACAACAGGAGATTCATTAATAACGATACTTTCACCTTGAATAAAAGTTCCTGATGTTTGAGATAGTTTAATTACAGTATTTCCTGCAGCAGCGTCTACAACATATCCAGATGCTCCACTACTAGCGCCACGAACATAAGATGTGGCAGGACACTCTCCAGACGTTAAAGACTGGTTGAGAGTCAATTCCGTGTATGTTTGTACATCAAACAAATATAAATCCCATTCAGTTCCAGAGTTTGAATAAGTTGCATCTGTTAGAGAAAAAGAATATATTCTTGCTTTTCCTATTGATGTTCCGGTTCCTGCTACGGTTGAATTTTTTCTTTGATTATATAAATCAATTGTGTTTGTTGCAGAATTAATTCCTACAAAAGGAGTCCCACTAACATTATTAACTCTTAAGAGATTGCCCATCTCAAAAGGAACCAAAGATGTTGGAACTACTTGTGTGTCTCTTGGTTTTTGTACATCAATAATTGTACTACCGGCATAGTCATAATCAAATCCTCGAACGTATGCAGTTCCTGGAGAAATTTTTACACACATCAAATCATCAGACGGGGTATTACCTTGATCTGTTTTTTCGGATGATAAGTAAATACCTTCGTTCGAAATTCTATCATTTAAAGAATTTAAAACATCAACACCAAAAGGATTTACTGAATAGTTTCCAGATTCATCATATGTTCTTTTAGCAAAGTAATCCTTTATAATTGAATATGTTGATTTATCTTGTAATTTTTTTAATTCTCCGTTTTTAATTCTAATTAACTCTATGAAATCTTTATCATCTAAATCATCTATATCTTTTTTCGAAAGAATTGCACTAATTTTAAATCTGTCTGCTCCAGGAGCGGCATAATTTGAAAATCCGCGAGCATTATCATTTAAACTATTATCATCATCAGATGTTACAATTTCTTCAAAAACACTTAGTCCAACTCTGTATGATCCGTTATTTGCATAAGGATCTAAAACTACAGTAGAAACTCCAACATTTACAAAGGAACCTCTCATAAAGTAGATTCCTTGAGATATGCCCACAGCAGATCCAATTGCGTTTGGATTGCTACCAAGAACTGTAGCTACAGTGTCTCCAGAATTGATTACCGTTGCGCCGTTATTGTATGATATATTTTCAGTAATAACTAGATTTTCATCTTCAACAAAAGTTGTTCTACGAAAGTCTTCTCCAGAAGAAACATATTTTACATAAAGAGTTATATCATTAACATTGTCTGTTGGCGGAACGCTATAATTATTGACAACTGCAACAACACCAGAAATTTGACCTTCTAAACGCTTACCAATTAATTGCTGTAAATATTGGGTTACATCTATACCCAAATGAGTTTCTTGAATTTTTAAAGAAAAATATTCGCTATCATATGTTACAGATCCTGGAATAACCATGGACCCTTCTTTAAAAATATGACTACCAAACGATTCTATTTGATTCTGAAGTATTGATTGAAGAGTAGTTAATTCTCTTGCTTGAACCGGATATCCAGGTTTAAACAGAACTTTATAAAAGTTCTTATTTGCATCAAAATCGTCAAAGTAAGGACTAATATTTAAGTCTGTTTTTTGGGACATCTTTAGAATTCCAGTATGATTTTAATATCTTCTTTTTGGCGAGTATTTCTGGTAATTATTGGTCTATTATCCAAATAAACTATATCGCCTGACCCTTTATTTATCTCAGGAGAAGCAAGACCAGAAGTAAAATTAACTCCCAAATTGATTACTTTGTTTCCAGTTGGATTTGTGCTAACTCCAGTATAATTTGTATCAATTGAACCAGTAAATCCACTTGGAGATGCACTAATTTGATTACCTGAAGATTCAAAAGATAAAACTTTTGAAGATGTAGAAACTCCAATATAATCAACTTGATCTAAACTAGTTTGGTTGTAGTATAAAGAACGATCTTGGATATACTTCATTACTTTAGTTTCACTGTCATATGATGCAACCCATCCATACGCAATACCACCAGTCACTGTCTGTTGTATTTTATCGCCAACAGATGGTGTTCCTGAAGTTGTAGAAAACTTTAGAGCATACGTAGAAGTATATTGACTTCCAGAATATACAACGGTAGATCCTATAGAAGTTGGATTTTTTACAATTCCAACTTGTGCAAATTTAGTATCAGATGGAAAGTCTTTAGTTGAATCATCAAATCTAGCATATACTAAAACTTTATCAGCACCAAGTTCTTTGTAAATATCATACCCATGCCCTTTTGAAGGTGGAATTATTGGAATTAACTTTGCAAAATTCGAAGAAGAATTTGAATTTATAGATCCTAAATCTACCATTCCGTAGGTATAATTTTTCCCCCCAGAAGAAACTGTTGCATTTGTAATTTTTCCGTTAACAACATCAATAAGAACTTTTCCTCCAGTTCCATCTCCAAGAATGTTTACTTCTTGTGCTAAACCATTTGAATAATTTGAACCCTGTCTTTCAATATAAACTTTTTTAATTTGATTTTCATTAACAGTTGAATCACCATTATCTCTCACTGCTTGAATTTGAGGATCTGTAGAAGTTCTCCAGTCAGTTGGCAAAGTAATATATTCTGTGGAATCAAATTTTACAATATCACTAGGATTAACTGTGAAAAGATATTTCCAAAGGTATCCATCTCCACTATCTCCAGCTTTCGATGGTTCTAAATCCGTAAACGTTGGTTCATCTTGAGATGCATTTCCTACAGTATTAATTCCCGATGATCCGTTATCAATACAAATATAAACTTTGTATTGACTATTCATTACATAATAATTAGCATCATATAATCTTGAAGAAGCAGTTATTGGTGAGGGAAATGTTAGAGAATAATCATGTCTATACATTTCATATCTTGCCCCTCTTTCCCAATCAACTCTCTTAACTATTTTACGAACAGACGAAGAAGATACTTTTTTACCATACAAAGAAACATCACCAGTATGGGACAAATATGTAAAGTTGTCTGTTGGATTTGGAATGTTATTATTCCAGTTTGAAGTTCTACCAAAACCTACTTGAGTTGCATTTGGCAACCCAACAAAAACATAATAGGAATTAGATGCGTTCTCAACAGATTCTACAAAGTTTTCAGCATTTAGTATTCTAAATTGATCTGTTACAATGGAAGACATATTTATAGTTTTTTTCTATATTTATATTATCACCCGAATGTTTTCTTAAGAGCCCCTTTATCTCTTAATCCATATCCTCTTCTTTGGATTGTTGGGAAAGTTGACAATCCAGAATCAATGGTAAGACCTGTTACTCCTATAGAAACTGGAGAATTGGATCTTGTTACATCAAATATCCTACCCCAAGAGAATCTTCCAACTGGAACCGCAGAAGAAACTGCTGTTGTTGCTAATCCGACAATTGATGTTCCAGAATGAATATTTGTAATTATTTGGGCATTTTGTCCAGTTGCTGATATTGAGTGGACATAATAAATGTTATCAATGAAGGAAGTTCCAATACCAACAATGGAAGAATTTCCTCCATCAACTGATGTTACACCAGAACCAACGCCAGTATCAAAAACCAATATAGGATATCCTACAGACAAATCTGCAAAAGGAGTTGAAGAAGATGTGGAATTAAGGAATAGTTTAAGTGCCAATGGATGTCCACCAGTACCAGTCGATGTGGTTATTCCAGTTATAATTCCAGAGAATCCCATAAGTTCAGAACTAGTAATATTTGTTATGGTCTCTATTTTTGGTAAAGGAGATTCTACAATTACACTTGGTGGTGCAGACTGTAAATATCCAAGTCCCTGATTCACAATTACTGGTGAAGAAATAGAACCATTAACAATTGAAACTGTTGCGGTAGCAGTAGATCCTATTCCTACACCTAATCTACTAGGAGCAGATATTTTAACACTTATAGAAGAACCAGTATAACCTGTTCCAGGATTAGTAATTGTTAATGCTGAAATTGTACCTGCTGCAGATACTACAGCCGTCATTCCTGCCGAAACTAGTCCCGCATCTTGTACAAGAAGTATTTCCATTCCAGAAATTGCTATAGAACTTACATCTTTTTCATAATCGAAAAGTTGTACGTCATCTAGGAATATCTCTGTATCAGATGCTAAGACATTCTTAATAACTTTAGATGTTGGATAAACCTGACCTTCAATAGAATCTCTACTCTTATAGACATAATCTCCGTTTATAACTTTATCGACCTTTTGCTTAGTCCAAGATATTGGTTTATAATTATTTGTATCTATTCCTGGACCAGAATAAATGTTAGTTTCAATTCTATCTGAACCAGGTATATCATCAACTCTTCTAATTGTTTGATCTACTGTTTCTAAATAATCGTCATTTTTCAAAATTTGAACATCATCACCTATTTTAACTGTTTCAATAATATCAACTTGCTCTGTATCTACTCCAGTTGTACCTCTGTAGAAGAATATTGCTACTTTATCTTCAACTTTAGGGGCTTCTAAGAATCTAATGGAAGTACCACCATCATATTCATAAGCTTCACCTGGTTTTTGAATTACTCCGTTTCTAAAGACAAGTAGAACAGTATTTAAATCAATATCTACAGAATCTGGATCAAGTGGATTTCTTTCAAACGAAAGTAACTGAGAATTATAGTATAGTGGGAATCTAGTTCTATTTCCATCTAACAAAGAGGTAATTGGATCAATAAAATCCAAATCTCCAATCTGCCAGGCACAGAAGGAATCTGTGAATGTGTCAAGAACTGTTAATTCAAAATCTGCTAATGGTGATGCAAGACCTTTTGCAGTAACCAATCCTACAGGTTTAAATACATCACCAATTCTGAATCCATATCCAGGTCTAGATATCTTAAACGATTTAACTTCAAATAAAGTTGAACCAATTCCAGTTGTTGACGAAGCGCCAACATCTAAAGATATCAATAGTGATGAACCGGTATCTGTGGTTGGACCAATTCCAAATCTGGAAACTCCAACTACTGGTAAATTAGAATACGATGGTTCTGGTATTACCACTTTAGGATTTGTATATCCAGTTCCACCATAACTTACTGTGAACGAAAGCGTTCCGCCCAGTCCAACAGTAGCCGAAATAATGGCAGTAGATCCAAGTCCAACAGAATGAGATACTTCGCTTAATCCAATTGATACTGTACCATAGTATCCAGAACCAACTCTATCCGTTGTTCCAAGACCAACAGAAACAATACTACCTCCAGCACCAACAACTGCAGTGACTGAAGCTCCAACTAAAGGTGCAAATCCAAGTCCATTAGTTGATCCGAGAGAAACAATAATACCACCTCTTGGTAATTGATTTTGATTTACATCATAATCAGAAACGATAATTTGATTATTTGAAGATGTTATTCCAGTAAAACGAACGGTTGAAACACCAGATGAAGGGATAACCTCAAAATTATTTCCTACGTTGTTTTCAGTCGTTGGTGTTTGGAAAATGTCATTAATTAAAAGAATTCCAGTTGTGCTAACACCACTTGTACTAATTCCTTGAACAGTTAAAGAATAAGTTCTACCTATTCCACTAAAACTATCGGAAATGTCATCAAAAATATAATTAGTTGAGTAATTTTGTCTCAAATAAACTCTACCATCAAATGTTGACTTTGCATATTCTAATTGTGTGCTCGGATTTTTAGGTCTGCCACCGTTTCCGTATGGTGCGTCCGTAAAATAAATTGTACTATCTTCAATATTATAAGAACCTCGATATACCCTTACAGAAGTTCCATCGTTATGATTTATTGCCGATGATCCAATAGATGATCTAATTGTGGAAACCAGTGGGAATGTTCCTAATCCTGTAATTGGTCCAGTAAATGTGGTTCCTAGACCAACAGATATAACATCCAGATATTCATTATCAATTTTAAGAATATCTCTTGGTTTAATTGATGAAATACCAGACAAAGCAAATATTGAAGATGCTGTGCCAATTTGCCCGCCGTTATGGAGTAAATTATAACTTAATGGTGTAAATGTAAGAGGTTTTTGAATTACTCCATCAAGAGTAATAATAGACTTTTCATTTCGTTTACTCATAGTAAATTTATGACTATTACCACTTCCTGTTGAAGTGAATGTTACTCCAATTCCAGATGCAGCGTACTGTGGAGTAGTTGCAATTTTAAAATTGTTATTATCAATTTTAATTGCATAAACAGTTGACGGTAAAATGTTAGTGGTTCCAATTCCAACTCCTCCAGAAGAAATTGAAGTAGCAGTGGAACCTATACCAACAGAAGTTTCTGCTACACCAATTAAAGTGGATCCTGGAACATAAGTTAATTGTTCCCCAGTACTAAAGAAATGATCATCAATTTGAAATACTCCAGTGACTGGATTTAAAACAGTTGTTGTTGATGGGTTGAAAGTTTTGCTGAAAATTGGAGTTCCATTATACTTTAATTCAAATGATTTTTTATTAACTCTTGAACCATTTAAACCACTGTATTGTGACAACACTAACGAATCAGTAACTGATCCATAAACTAAGTCTGGTGCTTCATTGTCATTATCGTTAATGGAATATAATACTTCATTAAAACTTTGAACTAAAACATTTGCACTTCCAACATACAAATCGGGATGGAAAGACAGAATTAAATTACTTCCAGATACATTTCCACTAAATGTACCAATACCATTAGTGCTTCCGATAGATAGGAAAGGATATTGTGAAATAACAGTATCAGAACCGTTATAAGACATTAAGACTTGATGGAGAGAACTTGTATTTCCATAAGAAACTTTGACTGTAGACTTAACGGACAAAATATTGTCACCATTTACATTAATTACTGAAGTTGTACCAGACGAAACATTGTAGTTTGACTGATAATATGCACTTCTTTCATTTCCACTAATTTGGTCTGGAGTTAAAAATCTATATGTTCCCACTCCTACAGCAGTTGTACCAAAACCTACAATCTTACTACGAACTAGAACAGATGTTGATGTGTTATTATAATAATTTAAATTAAATTGTCCGCCACTAATTGTTGGTTGGAATACTCCAATATGACTTGTTGATAATCCAGAACTGGTATCAAAATAGTATTCCGCAGTATAAGTGTCTGTGCCATTATGATCAATATACAATTCAGCATAATTCATTTCTAATGTTGCACTATCAATCAATTGAATATTGGCAAAAATGCCTCTATTGCTTGAAGTAGATGCTGAAAAAATTGTAACTGTTGTACCAATCCCAGCACTTGTATTAATTCCAATAAGATTTACAAAACCTACAGATTGAGTTCCTATTCCAGGTAAATCACTATTAAAAGTTGTTTTAAGTACTTTAATATCATAATCATTGTTGTTTGGATCTGAAGGTATGAATCTGAGAGACGGAATTTCGAAGAAGTCCTTATCAGCAACTACCTCTCCTATATCTGTTTGAGTGTTAGTGGTTATTCCACTAGCAATTAAAGATTTTGATAAATTATAAACATTATCATTCGTGTATAAAGCTACAATTTCTCCAACTTGCCTGATATTTTGATCAGTATCGGAAATTTGATATATGTATTTTGAGAAACTATTATCAATAAAATCTAGATATGTGTAATTATTAAGTGTAGAATTATTATTTTGGAAAGAAGAACTTATATCATCAATTAAAAGAACTCTATTAGTTAAACAGGATACATAATCTGTTAATTTTTTATTTTTAAATTTAATAAATTTGGATTTTGTGGATAAGGTATCAATATCTAAAGATAAGTCAAAATAATTTATAGTATCAACTCTATTTTCATTAACAACATCTAAAACAATTATATCGTTTGTAGATGAAGCAATAGATACTCTATTTCCTCTAGAATTGATTTGAGTATCTGCAAAATTCTTCATTCCACTAGGATGAAGAAGTCTGTTGACCGAATTAACAATTTCATCATATTGAACACTACTCCTTATGGAGTATGACATATTCTGATAATAATCATTATCCGAAGATACTTGAGATGGAACACTTAATTTCCCAACATCACTCGACCATCCGTTATCTTGTTTAATGGCATAATTTACATTGAATTTAGCCTTTCTTCCTTCAATGTCTTGAATTGTTGCAATTACTCCAGACTTTTTACCTTTTATTAAATCACCAATTCTTATTTGAGTATATGTTCCGATAAACTTCACATAGTCTTTTTCTGAAATTTGTACGAACAGATCTCTCTCTACAAATCCCGTTCCATTTGACGACTTTACTAAAATTTGCTCATCTATTAAGAACTTGGAGAATCCTTGAACTTGTTCAAAAATTGGGTAGTTATTTCTATTTACTATGAACGCATAACTGCTTTGGAAAGTTTTAGCTAAACCAGCATTACTTGTAAGATTTGCAAGACTAAACTTTAATACTGCTGGATTTGTATTGGCAAAATCTGTTACTGTGAAAAATCTATATCCATAATCTGCAGAATTAAATCCTGTTCCAGAAGAATCATTTTTCTGAATATTTTCTACAAAAATTTGATCTCCAACATTGAAAACCGCAGTTGTAAATCCAGTTAACGGTGTTGTGAGGAAACAAGTTACAATTCCTGAAGGTGAAGAAATTATGGTATTAATTCCAATTCCATTACTATTATTAACCGCAACAATGTTTTGTTGATAAGAAGGAAGTCCTTTTGGTGGATAAACAACATTAACAGATCCAATAGAAGTTCCATTTAAATTGCAACTTAGTGAATCATCGTTTACGACATTATTTGTTACTGGATCTACAATTAATAGATTTGGTGGTGTAGAATAATTTTTTCCTCCACTTATTACAGTCACTGATTCAATTGTGCTTGAATTACTTAAGTAATAAATTGGAGAAATATAAGCATCTGGTCTCAGAGTTTTATCGGAAGAATATTCAAATCCCTGATCTAATATTCTGACTTTATTAATTTTTCCAATTTGATCACTCGTAGCAATAATATTTGCGTCCTGTCCGTTTAACGTAGTTATTGAAGAGAATCCAGGTAAAGACTTGTAATTATATCCACCAAAAATATTACGAATCTTCTTAATACCACCAGAAGCTGTGAGAGATGAAGTTGAATACTTCAACACATCGGTATTTGAAGAATTTAAATAAGTTTCATTAGGAACTTTAGTCAAAGAAACAGAGAAAGTAGTTGTACCAACTCCAGATATTGCAAATGTTCCGTTATATTCGTTATCTACAAAATTGATTCTAGAGTAATTTTTAACTTCTTTGTCAGAAGTACTAATAAAACCTGATTTTTCAAGTGAGTAGAATAAGTTAAGAGGTAATCCTTCAGAATGTCTCAGAGTTAATGTAGCAACAGAACTAATTCCAATTGTACCAACACCAGTGACATTAAATGTAGTTGTATTTGCTACAGAAACAAATTCATTATTAAAAGAATTATCATAGAATAATTTTAACTTATATCCAGATAAAGAAGAATGTGATAAGTCAAATTTTAAATCTGAATTATTTTGTACTGTTATTGGAGGATTAATAATTTCTAATTGATGTTGGGTTCCACCAACACCAGTAATGGTAACAGTGGTTGGGAACGGTCCCTCTATATCTTTTAAAGTTTCGGAAAGTTTAATAGTGTTATCATCAATTTTATAAACAAAATAAGTTGATGTTGTTAAACCAGAAGCAATACTATCAAAAGCATTATAGAAAACCTTATCTCCAGTATTAAGATGTGAAGCACCTATTGATATTGTGCTACTTGCCGTATTGATACTTGCAGAAGTAAATCCAATTGGATTAAAAGTTATTTTATCAATAATTGAATTATATCTAACATTAACAACACTGGTTGTACCAAATCCCACAATTGTGTTTGGTTTTACTTCCAATGTGATAATATCACCATTTAACATTTCATGTGCAGTTGAAACTGATACAACAGCATTTATTTTTTCGGATTTTCCTGTTACCTGAGTATAATTAGTTTGTAGAGAATATTCATAACCATTAGAACCATTGCTATTAAAATATAGTCCATCGGTATTAGTTGTTAGTCCGACAGAACTTGTCAATCCAATATAATCTTTTGATTTGTTGATTACATATACTGTCTCAGTATTTCCAGTTTGTGGCAAGTTAAATGTTGAACTAGATGGTTCTTGAGATACAATTAGAGCGGAAGAACCAGAAGTTTTAGTAAAAGTTAATTGATCACCAGTTTTAAAAGGATGATTTGGTAGATATATTGATTGAGTGGGAATAGAAATCGTTTTGGAAATCTCACCAATTATAAAGTTTGTAGATATTCCAACTCCTGCAGTTGTTCCAACTCCTACAGACTGTTTGGGATTAAAATAAATCTTATTATTGACTTTAGAATCAAAATAGTTTACATTTACTGGAATTGAAAAAGTATTTGGTAATACGTTAACTATCGCAGTAGATGTGTGTGCTGCACCAGAAGTTCTCTTAACTCTAATAATTGAATTTACATCAAATCTATTCAAAACAGAAACAGTTTCATCATCAATCGTTAAACTACTTCCAATTGAAACTGAAGATGGAATTTTGGAAACATATATGTCTTCTACGGTGGAAATACCAGCAGAGGGCATATCTTTAAACAGAACGCAAAATTCCGTGTTAACTCCAATTTTGTGAACTTTTGATAGATATGTTATTGAACTGGATAATCCAGATATTGAAATATTATCATTATCTAAAAATGTATGATTTGGTGAAACATTTGCTAAAACAGTACTAGAATCTTTCCAAGTAAAAACTGTATTATTGTACGTTTGTACTGATGTATTGATATCAACAATATTTTTTCCTGTTACTGATAAAACATCGGCAGTTAATCCACCACCGTTAGTCCCCTCATCGTCAAAATGCAAATTGTCACCAACTTTATAGTTACTACCTTCAGTTAAAATTTCAAATCCGGTGACACCTCCTTTTGTTACCGAATCAACTATAGATAACTGTCTTGTAACTTCATTTGACTCAACAAAGAAATCATTGTCTGCATATGGGTCACTTGTTTTATATGCTAAGGTATTTCTCACTAAATCGGAATTATTAAAGTCAAACGACTGATCTAAAGTATCATTATCTTCAATATATTTTGATCTGTATGTATCTCCAATAAAATATGGGTATGAAGGTGTTAACGTTCCAGTTCCAGGATCTGTTGAAACTCCAACAAAGTAAGCATAGGTTCCTTCAGGGAATTCGGGAGTTTTACACATTCTTCCATTATGAATATCCAAGTTTCCTGTATCGGTAAAAATGTGATCTTCAATAAAATAACCAGGAGCAAAAACAGTTGGTCTATCAAAAATTGAAGACGTTTGTAATTCATAACCACTTTCCATTAAGGAAATTAATGATGTATTGTCTTCTGGATTCGAATATCCATATGGTCCATATATTGGATTTCCATCATATGCCCATCCGATAATAGGCGAATGTGAAGTACCTCTATCACCATAGTTTTCAGAAAAAATATTAGTTGAATATCCAACAAAAGAATATTTTAAATCGTTAATAGTTTCAACTAAAGTCTCAGTTTTATTCGTAAATTGTTCATTGATTTGTAGAGATCTTACTGTTGAATTAAATATTACACCAGATCCAGAAGGAACTACTGAAATTGTCGTATTTGCTTGAGTATATCCACTGCCACCATTAATTACTGAAACTGATACTAGTTTTTCATTTAAAATAACTGCTCTTAAAATTGCACCAGTTCCGTCTCCATTGATCTTAAGAGTAGGAACTGAATAATACTCACTTCCAGAAGTAAGGACATCTACACTTTGAATTTTACCATTTTTGATCAATGGTTTTACTTCTGCGTTTTTGCCATTTTTAATAGTAATAATTGGTTTTTTCTCAAAGTTTACAATTGTTGATCCATAACCAGTTCCTGCTTCATACAGATAAGCATCAATGATACTTCCTTTTACAGAAGGAGTTGCTGTTATAACGCCAACCGAAGTATTTCCATAGGAAACATTTACAATAACTTGAATATCTGGATATTTAAAAATGTGATATCCAGATCCAATTGATGATAATTTAATATGGTTATTTCTTAGATAATTGGTGGAAACAGTTGCTCCTATTCCAGCATCTGCAAGTTTAAAGGAATTATCATCAACTTTAATAACATAATAAGAATTTGTTGTAGATAAACCACCCACATTAGTGCCGGTTGTATCATATCTTATAATATCACCTTGATTAAAGTTATGATTCTCAAAAGAAATTGTATTAAATGTAGTTGAAATTCCAGATGTTTTTACATATAACTTTCTGTTTTGATATCCAGAACCAGGATTTATAACGTTAATAGATCTTAAAGTATCTTTTTCAAAAGTTATAAATTTGTGTATTCCAGAAGCATTTTCTGTAGTAAATCCTACTGTGTTAATTCCAGAAAATCTGTCAGAGTCAGTTTGATATAATTTAATAGTTGTTAATCCGACAACTTGTGCATAATAAGTTTCGCCATTGGATAATGTTTTGTAGTATGAATTGGATCCAAAATAAGTTGCTATACCAAGACTATTGTTATTGTTGTTATTGTAAACTACAGGATCACCATTTTTTAAATTGTGATTTTTAGTAAAAGTAATAGTTTCATTTGTAACATCAACTCCACCACCAAGAATATTTTGTCTTGCGTCAAAATCAAGTTCTCTATATCTTCGTGCAACATATGGTTCTAAAATAGCACCAGAACCATTACCACCAACTACAGATGCCGAAACAACTGATCCAATATCAAATTCTTGTGGTTCAACATACACATAATCAATACTTCCACTAACTACAGGTTGAACTAGTGCAGTAGTTCCTACCCCAGCAGAAACACTAACCAGGGGTGGATTAATTACATCATAATTTCTACCACCATTTACCACTTTTAGTGAGGATAGTGGTCCATAGTAAATTCTATCTTCAGTTTTTGGACTTATAATTTCAACACCATTTATCAACATTCCAACTCCACCAGGGAGTGTTGCATCACCTTCTCCGGACTGATAATTTGGAGTTAATGTAAATTTCTTAAGTAATTTTTGTGGGCTAGCATAAAGAGATTTGTGTCTATACAAGACAAATTGATGAGTCCCTGTACCAGAAGCCAAAGAATCAAATTCAACATAAAATTCACTCCCTATAAAGGAACGAGATTCATAAAGTTTAATTTTATTTCCAGAACTTAATACTTCAACATAATAACTATTTCCAGATACAAGACCTGGCATTTGTTGATTGCTAGCAAAATAAACAATCCTATCACCTGTCACTAATTTGGTAGAAGATGAAAAAGATATAATTGAAAATTTTAAAGTGGTTGAATTAAATCCTTGTAGATATCCAGTTGTTGATGAAGCAGATTTAACTCCCGTCGCCTCTGGAATTTCTGAAAAAGTTATATTTTTGGTGATAGTATAAGAAGGTAATGAATTTGATGCTACGTAAGCATATTCTTCTGAATCATTGACATATAAGTTTTGTATATCCGATACTATCTTATTGTTTCCATACTTTAGAGAAACACCCGTACTCTTTGCTTTATTCAAGACTCTTCTTAGATCATAATCTAAAGATACTGAAGGAGTAAATCCTGTTAGTCCTGATAGAATAATTTGATTTGTTGTTAAGTTAACTGTTTGTACAATAGCATTAGTATGTACAACATTTTGAGTTCCTCTAACTACTATCTCAACAGAATCTCCTACCTTTAGACTTGATTTATCAATATCACTCAACAAAGTTAAAGTTGAACCGGAAAAAGAACCAATATAATATCTTGAACTTGTATTATAAATCCAAGAATTTGCAAAAATTTCAGTATAAGATTTATTGGAAAAGGGATTTTCAATAATTTTTCCAAGACTCTTAACTGTTATTTTTTCATTCTCTGTTACTCCAATAAGATCTGGTCCAGAAAATTCTGATAGTACTCCTGTAATAAGAAGTTCTACTTTTTTAGAAACATCTCCATTTTCATATCCAAAAACAATTTCATTTGAACGAATTGTACTTGTTTTGGAAATTTCCGATGTTACATTTGAACATCCTAAAAATTGATTGACACTCTTATCCGAGTATGAAATTAAATTGTTACCGGAGATTAAAGTTCCAGTATTACCAAAACCAATTGTAGAATCTACGGTGATAATAGATGACCCAACAGATACTGTATCAATAACTTTTGTTTTTGGTGTAATATTAAATTCACCTTCTGTTAAGTTACTTTCATCATAACCAATAAACAAGAATATTTTGTAATAGATTCTTCCTTTTCTACTTATCGTCTCTACTTCAGATACTGAACCTTGGGTGGTTAAATCTGTTGATTTTTTAATTGTTTGTCCAACAAGATTTGAAGGATTTCCAGATATTTTTTCGGCAACAATAACCTGTCTTCTTAAAAACTTTGCAGAAGAAGGTTTAATTAAATAATTTTCTAAATCAACTACTTTAATTTTTTCACCGTACAAAACTTTAAATAAAATTTTAAAAGATTCTTCGGTTCCTTTTGCAGAATAAAAACCTCTAGATTCTTTGATAAAATTACTTACATCAAGATTTGGGGTAAAATCTACATTTTCTAGACCAGGAGATAAACTATATCTTATTTTTTTATAAAATTCTTGTAAAAATAGAGCACTTAGATTATGTACAGTTGCTCCAGCGGTGTGTATGCCAGATTGAGAAGTTGAAAATGTAAGTTCTGAAGGATTACTCGTGCTCTGATATGTTGTAATTCCACTAAAACCTCTAATACAACCAGTAAATGAATTGGTTGTTATACCAGTATAGGTAATAATTTCATCGTCAATTTTAAATAAACCGTATTCTGATGGGAATCCCTTTGTAGTTGAAACTACAACTGTCGTTGAAGACGTTGTTATTCCTGAAGATAGCGTAGTATATCCTTTAACTACTTCTGGAGTTAAATTGTCTAACTTTAAGTATTGATCTAAATTATCAGCAAGATCAACTGGACCACCCTGATACTCCTGAGAAATATAATATTGCTTTAGAAACTCAGATGCTTTTGGAGATTCAGATAATAAAAATTCTGGAAGTTGGTTGTCAATAATTTGCTGGACTTTAACTCTTCTATCAAACCCAGTTTCGATCATATTTTATTTCCTCTCTAAATCCCCGTTAGAATAACTTGAAGTATAATAGTCTTTAGTAAATGTTACTCCTGAAATATTTTCTCCAGAAGATATCACATCCTTAAGCATATTTATTTCACTATCGGCAACACTAAAACTTAGATATAGATCAGTTAGACCGACAACATCATTTGATTCTGGATATGCTTGAACTTCAATAACATTATTTTCTTTTGCTGTAGAAGTTACGTTAATTGGTCCAAGAATAATTTCTCCTTTTGCATAATCAATGTTACCTGCAGAAACAATCACATCCATATATGATCCATCTGTGGTTTTTCTAACAATTGCTATACTTCCTTTCTTACTTCCATCAAGTTTTTTTCCTGATGAATCTTTATATGGTCTATCAGTTAGATATACAGTGTCTGTGCTACCAGAAAGAGTAAATCCAGTACTCTTAATATTAAATCCTTCTGGATTAATATGAAATTCATTTCCGAAACAAAGTTCATATTGAACAAACTGATTTAAAGTAGATTTTAAGTTTCTTCTAATTCTTACTTTAGTAATGTTAGATGTAATTGAACGATCGACATTATCAATTATTTGTAGTAGTTTACTGTATCTAAATCTACCACCAAATTTATTCATATCCACAGATTGTGAATATTCATTCAGTGCGGACACAATAGAACTCTTGAGATTACTTGCACTTGAAGTTTGTGCTGGATTATAATAGATTGCAGAATCAATTTCAACATACAATACCTTAAGATCAATAATTTCTTGATTAATTCCACTTACGGCATATTGCTTTAATTTTGATAGAATAAACTCTTTATCAAAGTCGGAAAGAAAATCTCCATTTTTAGGTTTGATACTAATATACACAGTACCAAATCTTGGAGGATCTAAGTCCTCTCCACCAACAACCGAAACAGATTCTGTATTTGTGTATATTTGCTGTACAATTGCTTCGTAATCTCTAGGTGTTACCGCTCTGTATTGTGAAGCATATAGACGAGGTGCAAAATATTTTACAGATGAAATTGGTTCAATATCTCCACCATTTGATGCTTTTTGTACTGTCGTGACTGTTACCGAATCACTTGGTAGAAAAAGGTTATTATCGGAATTTCGAAGTGATCCTGCATACGTAAACGATGAAGCTCCATCACCGTCTTTTCCATCAGTAACAACATAAGTTGCAGTGATGACACTTGTATTTTCAAGTTTTTTGCCAAAAAATCCATCACCAAAAAGAAGTTCATATTTTTCATCTTGAACTTCTTGAATTAAATAAGATTCTGAAGTGGAAGTAACTCCCACAATATTGTCTATTTTTGAAAATTCTCTACCAAGACCACTATCACTTGGACCCTTTACATAAACAACAAGTGATTGTGTGTCAATTCCAGAATTATCAAGAACAAATCTTTGATCTAAAGAACCATCAACAGTAAACTGCTTCTTGAGAAAGGTTCCTTGATAGATTTCAATTGGAGATGTAGTGGTTCCAAAAGTAGCATATCCACCATTGATAGTGGTTGTTACATTTTCTGGTAAAGAAAACACATAAGAGGTGTCATCTTTTGCACCAACGCACACTAGACCCGCCTGTAGAGTTGCTGTGGGACTTGTTGAGGTAGTTGGTACTTTGATAATTACTTGTGCCTTAGAGGCGCTTTTAGAGCGGGGTACGTAACCAATATTTCTTGCCAGTGACACAACATTTTCTCTCAGTGTCGCAGAGTCAAGGAATGACTCATTGACAATCATATTT